GGCCAGCCGTGACAGTCGCCTGAGCCGCGAGCTGCTCACCTCGGCGCCGTACCGCACCCTGCTACTGCGCAAGGCCATCGACGACGGCGAGGCCGTCATCGATAGCCAAGGCAAGGCGCGCCCCGTCGTCGGCGGCGCGGTCGCCGCCGATCAGGACTGGCGGCCGTGGGGAAGCAAGCACGGCGGCACGCTCGCGGCCGATATGAAAGCCAAGGCCAGCTTCATTACCGAGGGCGGCGGCGGCCGCGGCGCGTTCGGCATCATGGCGAAGATCACGGGCAAGCGCGCCGAGGGCCTGATCATCGACGACCCGCACGACGCCAAGGAGGTGCTCCTCGGCGATCCGGCCCGTGTCGCCGAGCGTATGCGCGAGACTCGGATCGTCTATCACGGCGCCCTAATGTCGCGGCTGAACAAGGGATCGTGGCGGCTGGTCGTGGCGCAGCGCCTACACGTCGCCGACCTCGCCGGCGACCTCATCGCCCGCGGTGCGCGGGTGGTGTGCCTGCCGGTGCACTACGACCCCGAGCACCCCGACGTCCATGCCCTCGACAACCGCGAGCCCGGCGAGCTGCTCGCGCCAGCGGTACACGGCGAGGAGCGCGATCGCGATCTGCGGCAGCGCCTCACCCCGCGGCACCACGACGCGCAGTATGAACAGCGGCCGACCTCGGAGGCCGGCGGCAACTTCCGGCGCGACTGGTTTCTGCAGACATACCGCGCCAACCCCGTCGAGCTGGCGCGGCGTGCTCGGTTCGACGAGATCGCGATCTCGCTGGACTGCACGTTTCGCGACACAAAGACGGCCGACTACGTCGTCGCGCAAGTGTGGGGCCACAAGCGCCGGCGCGGCGGTCGTGCCGCCAGCGCCGGTGAGGTCGAGGGCTTGCGCCCGGGTAAGTACCTTCTCGATCAGAAACGCGATCGAATGGGGTTGTTCGACACGTGCGCAGTGCTGCGCCGCCTGCGCGCCAAGTGGCCATGGGCGCGGCTCGTGCTCGTCGAGGCCAAGGCCAACGGGGACGCCGTGATCGAGACCATGAGGCGCGAGGGCCACGCCGGCGTCGTGGGGTTCGAGCCCGACCGGTCAAAGGCCGCCCGCGCTGAGGTGTCGTCGCTGGCGTTCGAGTCGGGGGAGATCTGGTTGCCCGACGAGCAGTACGCGCCGTGGCTCGCCGACTATGTCGAGGAGCACGTCCAGTTCCCCGCCGGCGCCAACGACGATCAAGTCGACTGCACCTCGCAAATGTGTATCCGGTGGGCGCTCGTCGATGCCGACGACATCGCCGGCGAGTTGTCGTGGGTCGATCTGCTGTAGAGGCCGCGGCGGTTATGATGCGGTGACGACGGGGCGCCGGGTGGCCCGTGCAGCTCGTCAGGGGGATCAACAGATGATCGTTTACTGGGGACAAATCGCCGGCTCGAAACCAGCGAAATACCGCGTCAAAGTCAACGCACCCAACGCGCGAGCCGCGCAGGAGTGCGGCAGCGAGCAGGCCGCCAAGGCGCTCGCGAGGCAGCTGGCCGGCGGGCGCGTCGACCGCGTCAAGCGAACGACCTTCCCAGCGGCCAAGGCCGCCGCCGCCCTGGCGGCGCCGAGCAGGGCCGACGATGCGGCCGCCGAGCTGGCCGCCGCCGAGCTGGCCGCCGCCGAGCTGGCCGCCGCCGAGCTGGCCGCCGCCGAGCTGGCCGCCGCCGAGCTGGCCGCCGCCGAGCTGGCCGAGGGATCGGCCAAGGCCGCCGCGCTGGCGTTGGCTGACGGCGCGTGGGATGATCACCTCGACGTCATCGAGGCCGCCGAGCAAGCCCGCGAAGGCGGCGCCCGCGTGACCGTCACCCGTGCGATCGAGAAACGCCGCGCCGCCGGATAAGGCAGCACGGCGGCGGCGTGCTATGTTCGCCTCGAACGGGCCGCTGGTAACAGCGGATCGTTCAGGCTCCTGAGGCCCCGGCGCGCTGTGGCGGCGCCCGGGGCACGTCGCCGTGATAGAACCGAGATCACCGACGAGGGGGCCGCGTGCCGATTTACCGATGGATCCGCCGACTGCTATTCGGTGCGCCCGTGGCGCTGGCCACCGCTGCCGCCGACACACTGCCACCGGCCGCGGCGGCCTCGACGACATCACCCGTCACCGCCGTCGAGGGCGGCACGCTCGACGGGCTGATCGCCCGGCGCGACTCCGTCGCCCGGGTGATCTCCGTCACTGGCGGCGAGGCCGTGCGGCGGCGCGATAGCTCGGTGGTCAACGCGCTGACCGGCCTTGGCGGCGATGCCGACAAGGGCGCCACGGCGCGGCCGAACCTCACCCGCCAGCCGCTCACCGACGCCGAGCTGGCGGCGCTGTATCTCAACAACGGGATCGCCCGGCGGATCGTCGATATCATCCCCGCCGAGGCCACGCGTAAAGCGTGGACGGTGACGGCTGATGTTGAGGGCGAGCGCGTCGAGGTCGACGCCGCCGCCGCCGAGGATCGCCGGCTGGCCGTCGTGGCCAACGTGCGTGAGGCTTGGAGCCTCGCTCGCTTGTGGGGCCACGCGCTGATCGTCCTCGTCACCGAGGACGACGTCCCCGCCGAGTTCGCCGAGCACCCTGAGCGGTGGTTGGAGCAACCGCTCGACTTGGCGCGCGTAAAGCAGGTCAAGGCCCTGCAGGTATTCGACGCCCTCGAAAGCTGGCCGATCGCATACGACGGCGACTTCGAGTCGGCGACGTTTCGCGAGCCGCTGATCTGGGGGCTGGCACCCTCGATCCCTGGCGTGTCGAGCGGGCGCAACGCCAAGGGCGGCAAGGTGCCACAACGGATCCACACCTCGCGCGTGCTGCACTTCCGGGGCCGTGGTCGGCCGCCGTCGCTGCGCCACTCGACGGGGCACGTCGTCGCCGGCGGCCTCAGCTTTGGTGGCACGCGCTCGCCTGATGATTCCGCGCTGCGCGCGGTGTGGGATGAGATCCGCAACTTGTCTCAGACCATGGCGGGCGGCGCGACACTGGCGCAGGAGCTGAGGGAGTCGGTCCTCAAGATCGCCGGCCTGCGCGCGATGGCCACGGCCGATCAGGCGGCCGAGGTGCAGGCGCGGCTCGGTCTTATGGCCAAGGCGAAGTCGTTGCTCGGTATGATCGTCCTCGGCGAGAACGACGAATACGACAACCGATCAAACCCGCCAACGGGATTCCGTGAGCTATCGAGCGAGGCGCAATCCATGCTCAGCGCGGTGACGGGGATCCCCCTGACGATCCTGTTCGGGCAAGCGCCGGCCGGGTTGACGAGCGACGACAAGGCCGGCCGCGAGTCGTGGGATAACGTCGTCAGCGACGAGCAGGGCGGGATCGCCCCGCACCTCGTGCGGCTGTACAACGCGATCTTCGCGGCGACTGAGGGCGTGTCTGGGGGCACCGCGCCTGTCAGCGTGCGGCCGAAGTTCCGGCCGCTACACGAGGCCAGCGAGGCCGAGCAGGCGGCGACGTACAAGACGACGACCGAGGCCGACGCCATACTTCTCGATCGCGGTGTCGTTTCCGCCGAGCAAGTCGCCGGGCGGTTCACCGCCGACGGATACCAGACCGATCTCCAGCCAGCCGCCGAGGGCGACGACGACGATCTCGATCTCGACCTCGCGGCCGAGGAGGCCAAGGCCGAGGAGGTCAAGGCCGCCGATCCGACCGCCCCCACCGAGCCCGAGGCCGAACCGATCGCGACCGAGGCCGGCGAGCTGCCGCCAGACACCAAGGTGGCAGATGTCACGTATAACGGCGCGCAGATCGCGCAGGCCGTCGCCATCGCGACGGGCGCGTTTACTGGCGCGATGCCGAGGGCCGAGGCCGTCGCGCAGATCGTCAGCCTGTTGAACATGCCGGCCGACAAGGCCGAGGCGATGGTGCCGCAGCTCGACCCCGCCAAGGCCGCGGCGCGCGAGGCGGCCGAGGCCGCCGCCCTGGCGCCCGAGGTCGACGACGCCGCGCCGCCCGAGGCTGACGACGCCGGCGAGGAGTAGAGGGCGGTGGTCGCCCGCGCCACCCGCCGCGCCGCCCGCATACGCCGGGCGCGCTTCGACGCCGCCGTCAGCACCGCCAAGCGGCTCGCCGTGCCGAGCGTGCAGGAGAAGGCGTACACCCGAGCGTTGAGGGCACGCGTGCGCAAACTCGCCACGCTGCTCGCCGCCCGGCTCGGCAAGGCGATCGACCGCCTGCCGGCCCGCGACGATAGCGCCGGGCCCCGGCGGCGCGACACGGTCGACGACGACATCGCCGCGCTCAGGGGGATCATCCGCGCGACCGAGCGCGAGTGGAACGGCTCGCCCGCCGGCACCGTCAACGCCGGCGCCGTCAAGGCCCTCGGCCGAGGGACCGCGGGCGCAGCGATCGGCAAGGTCGATCAGGCCGTCGAGCGCATCGCGGCGATCCCGATCGAGGCCTCGACGGCCATCGCCGCCAACGCGGGGATCGTCAGCACGTGGACGGCGCAGAACGTCGACCTCATAAAAACGATCGATCGCCGGCACTTTGGCGACGTGGCGCGCGTCGTCGAGGACTCGCTCAGGAAGGGCCGCCGCACCCGCGATCTAAAGGACGACATCGCCGCGCGGTTCGGGGTGAGCGACCGCCGCGCGCAGCTCATCGCACGCGACCAGCTCGCGAGCCTAAACATGAGGATCACCGAGGCCCGGCAGACCGAGCTAGGGATCGCGAAGTACCGCTGGACGACCAGCGGCGACGAGCGCGTGCGCGACGAGCACAGCGACATCGACGGGCAGATCTTCACGTGGGCGAAGGGCCACCCGACCGAGGGCCACCCCGGCGAGCCGATCAACTGCCGATGCGTGGCCGTGCCCGTGTTCAAGGACGGCGACCTCACCGCCGGGCTCGCCGGCGAGGCCAAGGCCGAGGCCGCCGCCCGGGCCGCCGCACGGGCCGCCGAGCGAGCAGCGATCGCCGAGGCCGAGGCCACGGCCGCCGCGGCCGCCGAGGCGTCGCAGGCCGCCGCCGAGGCGGCAGCACTCGCCAACGAGCAGGCCGCCGCCGCCGAGGGGCGGACGTTCCTTTCAGTGTTCACGGATGACGCCGACTTCTCGCTCAACGACCTCGTCGACATCAACGACATAAACATCTTCAACGTCGAGTCGATCAAGAAGACAAAGACCGGCCTGACACTCAAGGGGACCGCCGACGGCGAACGGATCACCGCGCAGATCAGTCGGGCCGGCGGCAAGATCACGATCCGCGAGGTCGATGACCTCGGCAAACTCACGGGCGGGAAATCCGTCGAGAAGATCCACAGTGTCAGGATCGTCGGCGGCGGCGTCGACGAGGTCACCCTGAGCGAGGCCAAGGCGACGGTCAAGGCGAAGACCGCCGCCGCCAAGAAGGCCAAGGCCGCCGCGAAGGCCGGGGCGCAGTCCGCCGCCGAGGCTGAGGCCGAGGCGGCCGCCGCCGCCAAGGCAACTAAGGCCGCGGCTAAGGCAGCGGCGCAGGCGACGGCCACCGCCGCCGCCGAGGTCGCCGCCGCCGAGGTCGCCGCCGCCGAGGCCGTCGCCGTGGCGCAGAGCAAGGCCGCACGCGAGATCGCCGACGAGCTGCTCGACGTGTCGTCGTCAGTGATCGCAGATCTGGCGGAGTTCAGTAGCACGCAAACGACCGCGATCCAGTGGGCCAAGATGGAGGGGGATATTGGCGACACACTCCTCCAGGCGCAGATCGCCCGCGAGCGGGCACGGGTCGCAGTCGAGGCCGCCGAGGGCGCCGCCGCCAGGGCAGGCACGTCGGAGTCGATCGCACGTGCGAAGGCGGCGCGGTTCGACCTCACCGACATCGATGCCGCCGTCGGCGATCTCGTCGAGGCCCGAGGCAAGGCGCAGGCACGGCTCGCCGTCGCGCAGGCCAAGGCCACCGAGGCCGCGGCCAAGGCCGCCAAGGCCAAGGCCGCCAAGGCCGCACCCAACGCCAACACGATCGCGATAGTTGACGACGCCGCCAAGACTGCCGAGACGATGCGCGGGCACGTCGTGTTCGACGCCGACTTCTGGGGCGATCGAGTAGAGGCCGGGATCAGTGGCGACCTCGTCACGGTTACCCGGCTCCGCGACGACGTCGCGTTCGCCTGGCGCGAAGGAAACGGATTCAGAGACAAGGCCGTGGATGCCTTGACAAAGATCGATCGCGCACTGGCGTCGGTGTCTGACGACGCCCTGAGGGCGCAGCGGGCCAAGGCCGTCGCGGCGATCGGCGATATCGATCGGGCACTTCTGGGCCTAGAGGATCTGCTACTCACGATCGACACGCGAACAAAGGATCTCAACGCGGCGGCGGCGCTGGCCGCGCGGGTGGTCGGCGGCGAAAGCACCGGCGCCAGCGCCACGGAGCGGGGCCTGGCGACGAGAGCGGCGCCGACGCCGGCGAACCAGCGCGCGTGGCGCGACTCCCTAAGCACCGCCACTGAGAGAACACTGGAGTCGTGGGGCACGGACGGGTATGTCAACATGCGCAACGCCGACAAGGCCGAGGGGTTGCGCCGCCGCACGGTGACCGACGCCCACCGCGCGGCGCTCGCCAGGCTGCACGACGCGCTTGCCACCGCGCCGGCCGTGGCAGAGGGCGCGCTGTATCGCGGCGCCAGCGTGCCGCGCGCGGCCGCCGACAAGTGGGGGCAGGCGAAGACATTTAAGCCGAACGCGGTCAGCTCGTGGTCGCGGGATCTCGCTGTCGCCGAGGACTTCGCCACGGGATCGAACGACTCGTGGGTGCTGTTCGAGATCCGCGGGGGCACGTCGGTCGGCGGCGACTTCACGCTCGACGAGGTGTTCCACCTCCTGCCTTTGTCCGATGAGCGCGAAGTGATTATACCGAAGATGAAATACAGGATTGTAACTAGCGAAAAGCTGCCGCGCGCCAGTGACGGGAAGGTCGGGTGGCGCATCGTCGTCGAGGAGATGGAGGAGCAATGAGCCTGAGCGATAGAGAGCGACGCCGCCGCGCTAAGGGCGCGGCCGCAAAGCAGCGCGCCCGATTCATCGGTGATGAGTCAGACTGGTCGGTCGACGAGGAGATCGACGATGTCGAGGCCACCGAGACGGCGGCGCGCCGCGAGCGTCACCGCGCCGCCCGCGCGGCGCACGTCGCCGCCCTGACGAGCGACGATCGCTGAGCGCCCTGGCGGGCCGCTGACGGCCGCCGCCCTGCTCGCCCACAACATCGCACCCCCTCGCCCCACCGCGCGCGCCGTGGGGGTGACAAATGCACCGCGCCGGCCTACTCTGTGCTTATGGCCCCCCGATACCAGCGCCGCAACGACAACGCCGCCGACCTCGTCGACGGCGGCCGCGATGCCGACGACGCCGCTGCCGACACCGTGCAGCGCTACGATCGAGGCATGCCGCTGCGCGCGCCGCGTCGTCAGGACAACGGCACCCTGCTCGTCGAGGGGCGGATCGCCAAGCCCGGGATCCTCCGCTACATCGACGGCCGCGGCAAGATCACCCGCGAGCTGCTCACCGCCGAGGAGCTGCACGACCCCGCGAGCCTCGAAACGCTCAGCCGGGTGGCCGTCACCATCGAGCACCCCGCTGACGACGTCACCCCCGACAACGTCAAGCACCTCGGCGTCGGCGACATCGACGGCCAACTAAAGCGCGACGATATCGACGCCGTGCGCGCCGACTTGGCGATCCGTCGCCGTGACGGTATCGAGGCGGTCGAATCTGGAAAGGTCGAGTTGTCGCCCGGTTATCGGGTGGTCATCGATCCGACACCGGGCGTCCATCCAGAATTCGGCCGCTACGATGCGATACAACGGAGGCGGCGGTACAACCACGTCGCGTTAGTTGACGCGGCACGGGGCGGGCGGGATATCCGACTTCGCGCCGATGCCGCAAAGCAGATCACTTCAGACAAGCCCTCAGGGGGATCGATGCATAAACTACTGATCGCAACGCTCGCGCTACTCGGTGCCGACCCCTTGCGGTTCGACTCCGATGATGCCGGCCTCGCCGAGGCGCACCGCCTCACCACCGATCTCGCCAAGCGAGTCGACGCCGCCGACACCGCGGCCGCCGACCTCGCGACCGCGCGGGCCGACCTCGTCGCCATGACGGCCGAGCGCGACACCGCGCGCACCGACCTCGCGACCGTGACCGGCGAGCGCGACACGCTCAGCGCTCGCGTCGACGCCATCGACAAAGCAGCGCAGGCCAAGGCCGACGCCGCTGAGCGCGATGGCCTCAGCCAGCTTGTCGAGCAACTCAAGGTGGGCGGCGTCACCGACGCCACCCCCCTCGCCGACATCCGAAAGGCAGTCGCCGCCAAGCACCTCGACGGGCTCGGGGCCGCGCTGCCTGACGACGCCGACGAGGGCTACGTCCGGGGCGTGCTCGCCTCGATCCCCACCACGGCGGCCAAGGCCGACGCGGCTGACAAGCCCGCGGCGCGCTCGCCGTGGAACAAGCTATCGGCCGACCGCGCCGACCGCGCCGACGCTGCCGATCCCGCCGACGACAAGCCGGCAAAAACTGCAACTGAGACCTACTACAACCGAGCCGACGCCGCCTTTAACGGTGCGCGTGCAGGGGGTGCCGCGTGACTATTTCGCAAACCGCAACCGATGTCCGCAGCCGTGCACGCCAGGGTCTTGTCGGTCAACCGATGGCCTCCGGGCACTTGCTCGCGCACCTGACGCTGATCAACGAGGATCCGCAGGCGGTGCAGTCCGATACCGTGACCTTCTCCGGGTTCACCGGCCCGACGAAAAAGATCACGATCAACGGGGTCGAGATCGAGTTCGTTGCCGAAACGAGCGTCACCGTCACCGCGACAAACTGCGCCGCGGCCGTCAACGCTGAGCCCGCCGTCCGTGGACAGGTGAGCGCGAGCAGCGCCCTCGGCGTCGTCACCCTCGCGGGCCTGACGCCCGGCCTCGCCTACACCCTCGTCGATACCGACGCCGACGCTGAGATCGCCTTGGCGCCCGTCAGCGCCGCAGGCGATGCCGCGGCCATCCCGTTCGGGCGCCTTGTGCTCGACGACGGCGGCCACCCCGACGGCGATGCCACCCGGCTCGGCAAGCTGGCGCAGGCCTCGGCCTTCGCTGCGCAGGTCGCAACGCTGACGGCGGTATTTTTCGCGGCCGATCTCTACAACGTCACGATCGTCGACAAGGCGACCGGCGAGATCATCGCGTCGATCTCTGAACTCGCCGACACCAACGACGACACCACGGCGGCCGCGATCAGCGCGGCGCTCAACCTCGCACTACCAGCGAACACCGTGCTCGCCAGCGTGGCGACCGATACCGTCACCCTGACGGCCGAGGTCGCCGGGTTCGAGTTCGAGGTCACCGCCGGCGTCAGTGGCGGCGCAGGCGGCACGCTCGCGCTCGCCAACCCCACCCCGGCGAGCACCGCGACCAGCGTGGCCCGTGCCGCGGCTGGCGTGTCGATGCACTCGATCATGGACGAGGCCGCCACCATCGGCGCCCTTGTGGGGGAGTACCCCGCCAACCACGGATTTCGCGCATTGAAGACCGGCCCGATCTGGGTTGAGCGTGACGCGGCCGTGAGCAAGGGCGACGACGTCTACGTCGAGCTGGCCGCCGGCGCCGACGCTGGCAAGTTCTTCGCCTCGGGCTCGGCAACTCGCGTCAAGCTCGGATCCGCAACCTGGGAACGTGACGGCCGCACCGCGGCCGATGGCCTCGCCGGCCTTCGCGTCAACTTCTAGCCCCCTGACGGGGGCCGTCGTGCCCCTCCCCTGGAGTAAATCATGGTCATGCACCAAGTCATCGACGCCGTCACCGGCCAGCCCCACGCGCACGGCGCGGCGGTGTTGTCGGTCTTCAACGAGGCCGCCAGCGTGGAGGGGCGTTTCGACGCTCAGACACAGGAGGTCCGCCTCGACGCCGCGGGATTCAACCGCTTTCGAGTTCGCCAGGATGCGCGCACCGTCGCGGCCATGGTCGCGCAGCGCACCGACGCCCTCACCGGCAGCGCCGGTGGCTTCCCCCGCGACTTCGAGCACATCTACAACGAGGTACTCAGCGAGGAGCGCCGGCCGCTGAACTGGCAAAAGCTGTTCCGTATGGACTCGCGCGTGCCCCTCGGTGCTCGCACTCATACTGTGCGCCGGCGCCTCGGCACCGGCGACGTCGCGATTTACCGCGGCGGCGTCGAGATCCCCGTCGTGCGCGGCGCAATGATCGAAGAGCAGTTCAGAGTTCTGCACCTCGTGACCTCGGTTCAAACTGACTGGTTCGAGATGTTGAGCGATAGCTTCGCCGGCCGCAATAGCTTCGCCGACGACACCCGTGACGCCGTCCGATTCCTTGAGGAGCGGGCCAACGTGATCGCGTTCGGCGGTGACGCCCCGTCCAAGGTCTACGGCGTGTTCGATTATCCGCACCTCGCGAAGACGGTGTCCCCGTTCGTTATGACCCCGGCGAACATCGCGGCCGATCCGGCTGGCGCTCGCGCTGAGCTGAATCGCCTGGCGAACTATGCCAAGGAGAACAGCGGCGGCACGTTCCAACCGAATCGGATGGCCACCTCGATCCGTATCCGCAACGCCCTAATGCAGACACAGAACAGCGCGGCGAGCGACCGCAGCGTCGGCGCCGTATGGCTCGACGGCCAGCCGGATATCAACTCGATCGAGGGCGTGCACGAGATGCGCGGCGTCGGCCCCGCTGGCGAGGACGGGATCTTCTTCTACGACGACCAGCCGCAAAGCACGGCGTTCAGTCTGATCCAGCCGCCGACCGCGCTGCCGGCGCACGCGATCAACGCGCTGCAGAACCAGACCGTCTACGTCATGACGCTCGGCGGAATGATCATGCGCAACGTCGGGAACAACCTGCTCGCCTTCGTAGTCGCGCAGTAACACCGGGGGGCGCCGGATCGGCGCCCTCATCACCGGCCGGCGCACTGCGCCGGCACCTCGGGGGAGGATTAGACAATGGCAAAGACGGCACTGGATCCAGTCAAGCTGCGCAACACCGCGCGGGCTCAGTGGTTTTTTGAGTTCGAGGTCAGCGATGCGATCGCCGCGCAGATCCGTGAGGCTCGCGACGGTAGAGGGATCGTCGGGCTCAAAGTCGAGCGGGGCACGCGCCGCAAAAACAAGAGCGGCAAGCCCGTCGACGTCAGCGTGCCGATCTGCACAATGGCGATCGGCGACCGCGAGGCCGTGCCTGACAAGGAGATCCTCCCTGAGCTGACGATTCCGGGCGAGGTGTGGGCGGCCCTTATGGGTGAGAAACAGAACGCCAGCACGATCCGCGGCCTCGTCGATAGTGGGGAGATCGCGATCACTAGCGGCGCGGCCTTCGCCGCGTAACAGGCCGCGAGGCCGAGGGGGGCGCGCGTGCCGTCATCACTTGATCTGTTTCGCGCCCTCGCACCTGATCTTTGCGAGGAGACCAACGCGCGCGTCGGGGTCTTCATCGAGCAGGCCGCGCGCATGCTTTGCGCGCCAGCGTGGGGCGTCGTCTACGTCGACGCCCTCGTCTACCTGGCGGCGCACAATCTGACACACTCGCCAGCCAGCGGCGGCGGCGGTGCGCTCAGCGGCACCGACGCCAGCGGGCCGGCCACGTCAAAGAAGGCCGGCGATCTCGCGGTCACGTTCGGCGCGGCCACGGCCGGCAGCTCTGCGCGATCGAACACTGACGCCGACTTGGCGACGACGATCCACGGGCGCAAATTTCTCGCACTGCGCGACACCCGCGCCGCGGGCTTGCCGTTCTTTGCTGAGGTGCCGGCCAGTGGCTGATCGAGTTGTCGACACCGACAAGGGGTACAAGCGGATCCGCGAGAACCTGCGCAAGCTGGCAAAGGCCTCGACCGGCGACGGCCCCGGCGTGTTCGTCGGTGTGCGCGCCGACAAGGGCGGCGAGCTGCTCACGATCGCCGCGGTAAACGAGTTTGGATCCGCCGACGGCCATACCCCTGAGCGGTCGTATCTGCGCAGCACGATCGACAAGGGCCGCGAGAAGTACGTCGACCAGCTCGGCAAGATCCTCGACGCGGCCTACATGGGAAAAACCGAGTCGCTGAGCACACTACGTCGCGGCCTCGGTCGCCTCGGGGCCAAGGCCGCCGGCGACGTGCAGCGCACAATGACTGCACTCAGCTCGCCACCCAACGCGCCCTCCACGGTCGCCAAGAAAGGCGCAGACAACCCGCTGATCGATACCGGCCGCCTGAGGCAGTCGATCGACTTCGAAGTGCGCGGGATCGGGGGCGCCAGTGGCTGACATCCTCGGCGAGGAGCCGATCACCCTGCGCCGCACGGCGGCGGGCTCGCGCGATGCGCTCGGCGACTTTGTCGCGGGCACGACCTCGACCAGCTCGATCAAGGCCAGCGTCCAGCCGCTCACGGGCAAAGACGCCGATAGCTTGCCCGAGGGTGAGCGCCACAAAGACTGGTTGAAACTATACACTCGCACCGAGCTGAGGCCCGTCAGCCAGCACGCCGGCAGCGCCGGCGACCGCGTCGAAGTCGACGGGATCACGTACGAGGTACGCACCGTCAAGCGATATCGGGCGGTGTGCCCGCACTATCGGGCAGACGTAGTCCGCACCCAAGAGGGGGGCACATGACCCCCCGGATCTGCACCCCCCGGCACTCGCGCACATGTGCCCACCCCGTGGCCTGCGCCGCCGTTCTAGCGCGCCGCGCGAGCAACACGTCCCCAGACATCGGCGACCCCCTCGCGGCGTGCCGTGGGGGTAACAATTCAGGATCGGCCAGCGCGAGGTGCGGCCAGTGAGCACCCGCGACGAGATCCTGCAGGCCGTGCGCGCGTGGTTCGTTGCGGCGATCCCCGAGATCGTCGCGTCGTCAACCGACGCCACCGCGCCGCACCAGATCATCAAGCACGACGCCAAGGGGCCGCGCCCTGGTTTGCCGTACCTGACGGTCAAAGTCTCGACCGCCGACGAGGGCGTCGGGGTCGACGAGGTGCGCCACGCCGACGTCGGCGGCGGCTCGCCGCCCGAGATCTCTGAGTGGCGCGCGAGGGGTGAGCGCGCCGGCGTTATCGACATTCAAGGCCACGACGCGCAGGGCGCGACCGTGGCCGCTGGGTGGCTGGAGTGCGCCGTCACGCGCTTAACTCGCCCCGACATCGAGGCGATCATCGACGCCGCCGGATTGACGATTGTTAACCGCGGCACGGTGCTCGACGTGTCGGCCCTGCTCGACGAGGAGATCGAGCGGCGCCACCTGCGCACGATAGAGGTGCGTTATGGTGTTCGCGACTCGGGGCCGGGCTTGCCTGAGCTGCTGACGACGGAGACCTCGATGACCTTTGAACGCTACGACGATCACCCGGATCCGCTCGTGGTCGATATCGACGTCACACTTTGATCCCGGAGATCGCTAAATGACTGCGAACCACCTCGACAACATCACGATCAACATTACGCTGGCGCCGGCACCCCTGCAGATCGCCGGGTTCGGGATCCCTCTTCTTATGGTCGACGAAACGACCTCCAGCCTCGGCGGCGACACCGTGCGGATCTATACCGACACCGCCGGCGCGCAAACAGACGTCACCGCGGGCGAGTTGTCGGCGGCGGCCTTCGCCGCGGTTACTGCGGCGTTCAGCCAGCGCACCCCGCCGGCCTCGGTCATGATCGGGTTGAAGGAGATCGCCGACGCTTACGACGTCGCACTCGCCAAGATCATCGCCGTCAATGACGACTTCTACACGATCGCGACTGAGAGCCGCACACCTGTCGATCAGATGTTGATCAGTACTGCAGTCGAGGCGTTGAACAAGCTGTACATCCTGCAGTCATCCGACGCCGACTGGTTGACGGCTGGCCTGCCGGCCGCCTACGCCGCGATCGCCGGCCGCGAGCGCACCGCGGTCGTCTACCACGACACCAACACCGAGTGGGCGGACTTCGCGTGGGCGGCGAACCGCCTCGTGTTCGATCCCGACGTCAAGTCGGCACCGTGGGACGCCGCCGTGCAGGGGGTCGCCGGCCTCGCGACCGCGCCGAACAGTACCCAAAAAGCCAACCTTGACGCCAACTTCGCGAACCACGGTCTACCCTACGGCGCTGAGGTCTTCTTTGTCGATCCCGGCGTCAGCGCCGCCGGCCGAGCACTACACGAGATCGAGACGGCCGACTGGTACGACGCCCGCCTGCAGGAGTCGATCGCCGGTCTGAAGACCGCCGCCAGCGCGCGCGGTGACAAGATCGTGATCGGCCCGACCGGACAGGGGCAAGTTCTCGCCGAGATCTCAGCGCTATTTCAGCGCGGCGTCAACGCGGGGCACTTCGTCGCCGGCGAGACTCGCCAAGCGGCAGAAACGATCACTCAGGCCGATCTCGATCTCGGCCGTCTACGCTTCAACGGTGCCGCGCAGCTCGCCAGCTCGGCGCGACTGTTCGTCTTCAACTTCAATTTCGGGCGCACGCCGCTCACCTAGGGGGTGATCCATGGGTCTTCTCGCTAAAAGCTACGATCTCGCGAAGGTCATCCTCACAGTCGGCGGCGTGCCGATCGGCGGATACGGCGAGGACGGCGGCGTCGAGATCGCGCCGATCGCGCCGATCCACGAGGTCTCTGTCGGTGCCGATGGCCTGACGGTTGCCTCGCGGATGAATAACGACGACGCGCTCGCGACGATCACCCTCAACGAGATGTCGGCGGGCTACGCCGCGCTCGGCGCGTTGATGAAGGTGCAAGAGTTGAACCCGACGCCCGTACTGATCCCCGTGCCGTTCTTACTCATCGATCCGAGCAACGGCGACACGATCC